TCCAGCATTTTTAAGACATATATCAAATAATGGTGAAGGTTTAGCTTGGCAAAATTTCATAAGAGGTATTTTTAATTCCGCATATATTAAAAATGATACAGACGTATCATTTATGTTGTATAAATCAGATATTTTAACTAATAATCTTGCATTACCAAACGTTGGTTTAGAAAACGACACACAAGTTAAATCTTATTTTGGTGGTGATATTATTAATGATGATTTTGATTTAACTGATTTATACCCATTAACTGATATTGATTGGTGTAAAAAATATTTAGCAAATGGTAGTGGTTTACAATCAAAAACAGACGTGTTTAAAACAAGTGATACATTACAATACGATTCATCAATTAAAACAATTAGAAATAAAAGCGAAATATTTCCAATAACAAACTTTAATTATAAACCAAGTGTGTTTGATCAAACATTAAATTTATCAAACCTAAATACTTTTTATAAAAATAGAGATATTAAGGATCAATATACCACTGAAGGTAGTTTAATTTTTAAAAATTATAACGGTAATTTAACTGATGAACAAACAACATCAATTTTTAATACACCATATTTTGCGAATGCAATACAAAAAGGTGTTTATGATTTTAGATATAGTTTAGTAGAAAAATCACCATATAAAGCCGCTGCTTATTTATTTTTAAATAGCTTACCTCTTGCAACATTAAGAGACAAATATAAACTTTTTAATAATGATGGTAGTGTTAATAATTTAAGTTATATTTTACCTTCATTAAAAAAGTTTGGAGCAATACACGAAATGCCATACGCCTGGGTTTTAAAGTACGGGTCAATTTGGCATCGGTATAAAAATTTCCAATTAAACGGTGTTGATTTTTTAGATGATGTTTGGAAAGATACTGATTATATTGGTAATTTTGATCCATTTTATTCGGCAACAACAACTCAATACCAAGTAAATGTAAATGGACAAACCTATAATCTTGCATTAGATGCAAATACAACCATTGGTACAAGTACTCAAAATAGAATAACAACTGGATTTTATCCAAAGTTGATTGATGATTTTAATGTTTTCCTACAAGGTACAAAAATTTTTAAAGAAGTTAATGAAATAAGCGGGACCGCATATGTTTCAGGAAATACAATGGAGGTTGTATCAATTAACTATAATCAATTAGGTTCTGGAATTGTCGTTTCCGGTTCAAACTTAAATTTGAATACAACAATCATTAGTCAAATTTCTGGTACAACGGGTGGAATTGGTTTATATTTAGTAGAACCAGTACAAGTTTCGGAATTTGTTAGTCCAAGTGTGTCCACAAAACCTTTTGTTGTTACAAATAAAACTGTTGGTGGGTTCTCAAGTCAAAATATACAAAACGGACTAAATGATAAATTTAGAATGGTATTAAGTAATTCCGCAATAATAACAAAGGGTCAAGGATTTGATAATTCAAATAGTAATCGATCACTTTCTGTCGTACCTTGGAGTTGTTATTCATTAACACCAGACTCAACAGAATTATATGTATTACCATCATTAGGTTCAAACATAAACCAAGTAAGTGATGAATGTTTTAATAATAGTGGTAATAAAAAAATAGAAGTTAGTAACAATCCGGCAGTACATAATGGTTCTTTAAGAATTTTTTGGAAAGCACCTAATTATGGATATTTTGACAATAATTGGGTAACAAAACCACAACCGGATGAATATATGAGGGAAATTTTTAATAATAAAGAAGAACAACAAAATTTTGCATTATATGGTGACCAATCAAAATATTCTAAAATTAGTGAATTGTTCACAACTTTTACACCTGAAATTTTAGACCAATTTGAACAACATTTTTTACAATTTAGTAAATCAATATATGATTTTGAAAGTATTTTATCACCAAGAAAAGAAGACTCATCAATTGAAGAAAGAAATGAAAATTTCCAAGGACTTATGCGTGAGATGTTTAAAGTACCGATTGTTAGTAATTTAAGCGGTTCGGCATTAATTGATAAAATAACTGAAGATCAAAAAACAAACATACAAAAAGTTTTGGACGAATTTATGAACTATAAAATGGTTTTTAAATACGGTAACCCATCTAGTTTTGATAAAAAATTATTTTATACGTTTTCAACAGATTTTATTGAGGATCCATACATTTGGGGTGGATATGTTCAGAATTCACCAAACGCATTACCAACCGCCGGTGGAACAATTACTTTAGCACAATCAAAAACACAATATCCACAAACTTGGAAAACCTTAGAAACATATGTTGGGTTTTCAGAAATTCCAAAATTAGTCTATAGTGATAATGGTTCATATATTACAGATTTCTTTATTGATATGGATATGGAATTTAGTGAAAATAACATAAAGTTTTACGCACCAATGATAAAACTTTATGCTACTCAAAAATTAAATGACCCAACACTTAATATGAATAAATTTTTGGGTTTAATGAATGAATATATTACTAAAGGTGAAAGTTATTTAAATTTAATCCTTGACGATACATTAATTAAAACAAGAGCAAAGTTAGGAAATATTAATGTTACAAGTCAAAATACCGGTGTAAAATATACTGAATTTGAAGGTGAACAAACAAGATTAGAAATTTGGGAAACATTAAAAGGTTTGAATGATAAATGGATTTCTGGTGGTGATTTTAAGTCAAAAACTTTATTTGAAGATATGTTATTAGTTGATAGGGCAAGTCGAGATATTGGACAAAAAATTTATATAGATATTTTCAAAGTTAAAGACATGATTGAGTATATGAATTATAACAATAATATGTTAGGTATTATTGAAACAATATTAGTTAATAACAGATTTAAATCATTCATATTACCATCATATGCAAATTTTTATAATGTCCAGGACGCTAGTAAAAACCCAAATCCAAGACCAGAAGGTACTTTAGAATTTGCAAACTCATTATTTGGTACATTTTTGAGTGTTGATTATAGAGACACAACATCAAAATATTTATCAATTTATTCTTACGTACCTAGTACACATTTAGCGATGAATGAGAATGTTGATTATAGGTTTAGAGACGACGCATTTGATTTAAGAAGAGCATCAGACAATCCTTTACTTGAAAATCAAGAAGGTAAAACAGATTGGGACAAATCTAATAAAGTTGTCGGATTTAATGTTGATTTTGGACCACAGAATCAACAAATTTTTAAACAGATAGACATATCACAAGATCCAGGAAAACCAACTGCAGAATCTTTAGAGATGTTAAATCAAATGGCAAATCAAAACAGAAACAGAGGTGGGGCAACACAAAGTGTTTCACTATACAATGTTTACAAAAATAGAAGTTATAGATGTAGTATTGATATGATGGGTAATGCTATGATACAACCAACGATGTATTTTAATTTAAGAAATATACCAATGTTTAGTGGTCCCTATATGATTACAAATATTTCACATAGAATTAGTGATAATGGTTTTGATACAACATTTGAAGGACAAAGACAACCTTTTTATAGTATTCCAGCAATTGATTCTTTATTGCAAGCACTAACTTCTAAAATTTTAGAAACAATTAAAGAAAAAATAGAAGAACAAGATAAGGAAATTAACGAAAAAAATAACATACTACAACAAAAATCTGATGCAATTAATAGGGGTGATTCTTCTAAAAATATTTTAACAACAAACCAAAATTGTTCATCAAATTTAAATAGTAGTTTTTCAGAATATACAAATACAACACCAACACAAACAAAAGTTACATTTGATGAAGCAACAAAAATAATAGAAAATAAAATACAACCTAGAAGTTTAACACAAGATAGAAAAAATAAATTATTTGATTTTATTTTAGCAACAATGTATATTGAAACTGGATCTGGTAAATCATTTGTTTCTTATGACCATAATTACGCTTCAGTTGGTTTAAATATTAATCCATGGGGTGGATCACAAAGTTATTTTAACAAAAAATATTTTTGTGTTAATAGAGGTAATAAAAATAATATTCCATTAGTATCATTTAATTCTTTTGAAACATTTGTTGATTTTTTCATATCTAAATTTGAAGGTAAAGAAAGTGTTATACAAGCTTATGATGATTATACTGATGGTACATATAAAGAAAAATTAGCAAAAGCAAATGTTGTACATTGGCCGGTAACTGTCGAAAATAAAGTTTGGGACGATTTACCACAAACAGATAAAGACAAAATTAAAAATAAAGTTAAAGAACCAATAGAATACTTAATTTCAAAGTATACTTAATAATTTTTTTAAACATTAGGATATTTATAAATAAAATAAAATATGAATACAAAATTAATATTAGATAATTATCTAGGAAAAAGTACTAGAGTATCGGAAAAAGATATGGGCAATGGTACAAAACAAGTTTGCGACCTTGATACAAATGAATGTTATGTTGTTAGAATGAAAGACGGTTTAATTGAACGAGTTGACAACACGATGAAACAATTTAAAAAAGTTCAGGTTGAAACAAAATCTGGAATAAAAACATTATTAAATGGGTAATATGAGTATAGATAAAAAAATTTTAGAAGAAATTAAAAGATATCAAAGTATCAATAACTATATTATGGAACAAGCTCCACCAGTACCGGGAGGAGACTTACCATTACCAGGTGGAGATGTTCCACCACCACCGGGAGGAGCGCCGCCGGCACCAGAAGGAGATGTTCCACCACCACCGGGAGGAACACCAGCTCCAACAGGAGCAACACCAGTTGATATTGCACAAGATGCGGATGTTGAAGAATTAGATACAGAAACTGAAGGTGAAGAAGGTGGCGAAGAAGAATTAGATATTACAGATCTTGTTGACACACAAAAATCAATGTCAGATAAACAAGAGGAATATTTTAATAATTTATTTAACCAATTATCAACTTTAGAAACAAAATTAGGTGAAATGGATCAGTTAGTACAAAAGATTAATAGTCTTGAAACTAAATTTGATCAGTTTAAACCAAAAACTCCAGAAGAAAAACTTGAATTAAGAAGTTTAGATTCTGGGCCATTTAAACAAAAATTGTCTGACTTTTTTGTTGACAAACAAGAAGAGATGAGACAATCAGGAAAAAATGAATATGTTTTAACATCTGATGATATTGAAGATTATTCACCGGAAGAAGTTAAAACATCATTTAATGATTATGACGAAAATGAGGATAATAATATGATGTAATGTTTAAGGTCGAAATTTACGACCTTAAACTATTTTTTTAATACCTTATTGACTGCGACACTAATTTAACTTATATTTTCTATTGTAAACTTTTAATTAATATATATATGGCGACAAACAATGTTTTAGATGCGGTTTTGGCTCAGTATGAAAGCTCAAAACAAAGTGGTTCTTCTTCCACTGCAAAGATGTCACAAGAAGAAAGAATGAAAAAGTATTTTGCTGCAATACTTAAAGACAACGAAAAGCAAGCACAAAAGAAAATCCGTATTTTACCTACTCCAGACGGATCTTCACCTTTTAAAGAGGTATGGTTCCACGAAATTCTTGTGGACGGAAAATGGCAGAAATTCTATGATCCAGGAAAAAATGACAATGAACGTTCACCTTTAAGTGAAGTTTATGATGTTCTTATGTCAACTGGTAAAGAATCTGACAAAGAATTGGCAAAACAATACAAACCTCGTAAGTTTTATATTGTTAAGGTAATTGACCGTGACAACGAACAGGATGGACCTAAATTCTGGAGATTCAAACACAATTACAAACAAGAAGGGATTTTTGATAAAATTATTCCAATCTATAAAGCAAAAGGTGATGTTGCTGATGGTGAAAAAGGAAGAGATTTAATCCTCGAATTAACAAAAGCAAAAACTCCAAAAGGAGCTTTCTACACTGTAATCCAAACAGTTATGTATGATGACCCAACTCCAGTTCACGAAGACGAAGAAACAATGACATCTTGGTTGGAAGACGAACTTACTTGGGAAGATGTATACTCTAAAAAACCAGCTGAATATCTTGAAGCGATTGCTCGTGGTGAAACACCAAGATGGGATTCTGATGCTGGAAAATACATCTATAGTAATACTTCTGAGGAAGAAATCTCAATGGGTGGTGGAAAAACAAAAACTGAAACAAAAGTTGAGGACCCACAAGCCGGTGATGATGTTGATGAAGAGTT